AGAAAAATCCATTCATTGTAGTCGGTGCCGTCCTCCTCGGTCTCCTCTTCCTCCTCCTCGGCCTCCTCGGCAGCCTCGCCCTGCTCGATGCCGTACTCCTCGGCAAGCGCAACACGAATGTCTTCGTCGGAATCCTTTTTCTTGACTTTGTAGTCCGAGTCGTTCTCTTTGATGAACGCTTTCAACTCCGAGCGGTCCATCTTCTGGAGATCGTCCCAGGTGTACTCTCCCTCCTCAGCCTCCTCGGCCTCGGGGGTCTCCTCCTCCTCGTCGGTCTCCTCTTCCTCCTCCTCGGCCTCCTCGGGTGCATCTTTTTTGAGTTTGAGAAGAGAAGCAACCTTCGACGTGACGACCACTTCCATCTCGCCCGACTCGTCGTTAGGACGCTCAAACGAATCGTGCTTCGTCTTGATCGTGATAGCCTTGCCGATTAGGGCATCGGTGTCAATGCTGCCTTTCAGTTTCATGCCTAGGGCATCGATCAACTGGCGGACCTTCCATTCAGAAGACTCGTCCAGCACGATGTACTCCCAGACTTTCCGACCTTTGTGTTCGCCTTTGACGACTTCTAGCTCGATCATGAGCATGTCGCTTCCGGAACTCTTGGCGGAGGTTTTCTGACAGTTAGCGATAACCATCGGATAAACCCCTACGGGGATAGGTTTGTCAAAACTTCGACTGGGCTCTACGTCCCTTACATCGTAAGTAATTTTAGCCATTTGTGGCTAACCTTTCTTCTTGATTGCTTTTTTCTTCGGCAAGATTTTTTTGGGACCGCGTTGAGCTTCGTCGCGTTCGCGCTTAACGGCCTCGGAAGGCGTCTCGCGCTTGGCCTCGAAAAGCTCTAGCACTTTCTCCATCGTCGGTTCCAAAAGTCCCCGCTTGCCTGACTTGAGGGTAGGGAAGGCGCGGTACTGATCCTTCCCGTAGAACCCTGGGGCACTTGACAGCAGCTGTATCTGGGGCGGTTTGTTCTCTCTCTGTACCTCCTGCATGTAGGTGATTACATTCATGTAGCCGCATATCTTCGAGATCATGCCCTTCCCCTGAATCCAAGGAGCCAGAATAGTCTCCTCGGCTACAGGGTTGTACCATTCTGCTGGGTGACAGGTAATCCCGAAGTTGATTTTGCCTTCGCTAGCAAGGCCACACATGTCCTGCACCCAGTTAGTGATACGACTAAAGTTGACTCCGTACTCGGGCTGATCCGGTCCGAACTCAGCAATGATCTGCCCGCCCTTCTCAATGCCCCTTTTAGAAGGGTTGCGGATAACCGCGTCTTCTAGTACGTCCCTCAAACCGAAGTCCTGCCAACCAGAGAGGGAGTCGATCCAAACACTATCGAATTCCTCCCAACCCTCCTGATGCACAAACTGGAAGGCTTCTATTTGGTCACTCCAATTTTTGATCACTATCTCCCGGACGTTCTCGGGCACCTGAATCGAATCGGTGTGATCCGTAGGAGGGCGGATGATCAAGGTCCGCTCGGCTTCTCCGATGAGCGGAGTCTTACCTACGCCGGGTACGCCGAAGTTCATCCAGATCCAACCCTCGCCCTGACGCAGTTTGCGCGGCTGCTTACGTCCGGTCACTGTGCAACCTCTTTGGCAAGCTTATTCCAGACGGCTTTCGCCTCGTCAGTCAACCTTTCCCAGGGCTGCTGAACCACGCCCTGTTCCTCCCAGATGGTGTAGTACCTCAAATACATTTCCTCGCCGTTCACGAAAACCTCCTCGTCAGGTAGGGCACTATCAGCACCACCGAGAGGAGGCCGACGTACCATTGTTCAACAGGGAAAGATAGGGTGCAGAAGTAAATCAAGAGTATGAGCCCCAGCACAGCCGGAGCGAGGAACCATGCCGTGATCCGCCGCTCATGCGCGTCTTGAAGACGGCGACGTGACGACCATGAGATGCTCGCGTCAGCCCATTCTCTCCACTCGGCTGCGGGAGCCTTGTCGATGGGGTAGAGCATTAGATCGCCGACCTGTTGCGGACCGACTCGCGCAATTCGTGACCTTCAGAAGGCGTCGTGCCGACCTGATCCTTGTCTTTGGATCGCCTCGTACCGTGCGTTAGTACGGGTTCTCCTCCCTCGTCCTTACCAAAGACGCCGTGAGGAGAGATCGACGGGTGATTGCCGCGCTCGCCCTTCGGCGGGGTGAAGCCTGCTTGCCTCAGGCAGTCCCAACATTGGCACTTGCCGGTTATGCGCAGTTCGTTTACGTAGTCTTTGAATTTCACTGTAGCTCCTTTATCTGAACCATTTTCTTAACATCTCGTCCAGTTCTTCTTTTAACTGTTTGTTTAACTCTGCCTCTATATCGCCGGTATCGGGGATGAAGATTTTTCTAGGTCGCTTCGGGCGCGGCGCTTTCTGCTCTCCCCGCATCGCCTGTTTGAACATCTCCTCAGCTTCAGCGAAAGCATCCTTACTTACTTTGACATATTTTTCTTTGTCATCATCCCACTTCAGCCGTTCATCCTTTTGTTGAACGGTCTCGATCCTCATCGATCCGTCGAGCTTTTCCCATACCAGTTTGTCATCGTATTTATTAGGTTCCCAACATATCTCGATGTCCTCGTCAGGGATGATCTCGATGTCGTCTGGTTCTGGATTGCTCACTAGGTTGCTCATCTCAATAATTCTTATAAGGGCTGCCCTTGCCGTTGCCCTTGTGTTTGTTAGTGTTATAGAAGCAGGAAGCATTGGTGCAGTACCAACATCGGTCGTGCTTTTTAAGAGCCCAGCCGCATCGGCAGCAGACCCCGCCTTTAGGGATGCTCATCGACTCTTCCTCTCTTGCCAAATCTCGATGACTAGAGTCAAGATCAGAGTCCCGCTGAATATGTAATGGGCCGCTGCATTTCCTAGCCATTCAGCAGTTCCGAAGGCCAGGACCCCTCCTAGAGCGAAACGTTGGAATCGAAGGTTGCGACCCTCTCTCCCGCCTATCATCGGCGCACATCTCCTAGATAGTTATCTCCAAGACGTTTAACGGTAAAACAAGAACAGATGCCCCAGAATCCGCCGCGCGGTTCGTACACAATTATAAACCCGAACATTATCGATTCTCCGCCCATTTGATCTCGTGGGCGTCGTACGGGTCCCAAAGGACCATCGTGAGGTCGCGCAGTTCCTCCCAATCGGCTCCGGCCTCGTGTAGCTCGCATACATCGCGCTGCGGACACCAGCCACAATGTCCGTTCGCTCCGGTCTCCGAGTTCTTGTAAGCCTCCATCAGGCCTGCCCGAACCGCGATCATCTCTAGTACTTCGTTGATGGCTCGGTTGCGCGCCTTATCCCGTTCCGATTCCGAACGATAGATCAACTCACGGTGGTAGCGCGGGCTAGGCTGCTTCGCGCTGCGCTCCTGCGTGCCGTCTTTCTTAGGCTGGTTGAGGTAGTAGCCCTGAGCGTCCTGTTCCCGGTCGTCGCGCTTTGCCTTGCGCAGGAACGTGTAGAGCATCCCGTCAAGAGCTTCGATGCCGCGAGGCTTAAGGATTTTCTCGTTGATCAACCAGTCGCATCCCCAGGTCCAGTAGGCGGTACCCTGCTCGTCTAGTTTGAGCTTCCCCTTGCCTTCCTTCTCCGCGTCGTTCTTAGTCGTCTTGTAGTCGATTACCCGAACGCCACTGTCCTGCCGGTTTTTCCAAACACCGTCCATCGTACCGACGTAGTAGAACAGCGGCTCCTCTCCAAGAACCTGCGCAGCCGTCAGAAGTTTCGCCTCGAACAGGATCGCTATGAGAGGATTCGGATCGTCCTTTGGAAGGTAGACGGGTACCTGGAACGTCATCTCAGACGCGATGACCTCCCACTCCTCATCCTTCCCGTATTTTTCGACGTATCCTTCCAACATGTACACGCCGAGATCGAGAGCATCCGTCCACTCATCGTCTGCGAAGGTTCCCCAATCCTCCTCCGCTTCCTTGAGGTTGCGTGCATATATCTCTTCAAATGCACGCGCCGGGTGCGGGCCGCGACGTTTGCCCGGCGGGTACCGCAACTCAAGAGCCTCATGCACCAAGGTCCCGAACCGAAGGGCTGGTGACTCTTGTAGCGGCTTTAGTCGTTTGTTGTAGTTCTGATCCCAGAGCCAGCGGCAGCGCTTCCAATTACTCCGCTCTGAGGTCCGAACTAGAAGTTTTGAGGCCGATTTTTTCGGCTTACTCTTTTTGACGACTTTGCCTGACCCACGTTTCTTTGGGGCACGCTTGGCTTTCTTGACAGCAGCACTCGACGGCATCTTTCCTCCAATATGGTTCCGTGACTACTCCGACCGACCACAGCGCGAACCTTAGCCGCCCTCCCGGACGGCGTAATTCCGTGCTGGACTAGACCCTGGACTCTGCGGACTTTTCCCCGCAGAGAGCCAGAGAGAAGGTGTCCGGGGAGGTCGGCCACTACACCGGACCTCCCCGGCGCTGAGGGCGGACTACCGCTACCAGAGGCAGCGTCAGTCGTAAGAGCCCTCCTTTTCGGGGAACCGACGGAGCTACCCATCTTGATCGTCCCCCGAAACTTTTGCCGCGTAGACTGCCTTCATCTTCTCGCGGAGATCAAGGACGGTTTTGTTGTTCAGTTCCTTATCGGACGTGACTTCCATGATCATTTCCTCGATGGAGTGCTTCGTCCGATAGTAGTAGATCCGAACTTCGTCCTTCAACTTAGTAAGATCGTCGTTTCGATGGTCTCGGTCCTCTACCTGCTCCTGATCGTCAGGGTCCCAAGTCTCATCGAGGATGTGAACGCTATCCGCACTCGTCAGCGTCAGCGTCGTGCCGCCCGCCTTCGTATTCATCACGATGACTCGCGGCGGTCCGTTCGCAATTAGTTCTTCAACCAGCTTAGACTTCTTCGGCCACTCCTTCAGAAACTCTACTTCTTGTAGCTGGAAGGATTTCGCAACGGCCGTCCGGTTTTTGCCGGTGACCTGTCCAGTGATGGTCCCAGCCGGAACGCGGTACTTCTTCAAGGCGGCCATGACACCTGCCTCTACTACGGCGGTGAACTGAGAGGCGATGATCGCAAGTTTGGGAGCGTCGTCGTCCTCGTCTTCCACGATGACGTTCTCCTCTTTCAGCTTCTCAATAAGCTGTTCGTACTTGCCGCTCTCGGCAGTCGGCACCACTTCGATTATTTCTTTACCTTTGCGCTCGATGCCGCTCTTTTTGACTTCACAGAAGGCCGAAGCGAATTGTTTGAGGCGAGTGTACTCTGCAAGGACGTTCGTCGCCGTCAGCCGCCCTTCGCCTTCCATGTCGTCTATGCGAAGCTCGGCCTCAAGCTCGAACGTCTGGTACTGCGTTGCCTGTTTCGGCGTCATCTTGCACCAGACGGGTATCCGCTGCTTCGGCGGTAGCCCGGTCTTCAACCTACGGAGTAACCATTGCCTATGGTACTCGTAGAATTCAAACTCGCGGCCCTCCTGGATACCCTCGATCTCCCGCGTCGGTTTATCGTCGCGTTCGGACACTTTGATTTCGAGCCACTGCCGCGCCCAGTGCCATTTCGCCGGGAATCTGCCTGGCTCTACGAAGTGCAGGGCACCGAACAACTTGATCGGCTTCCCTCCCATCGGCGTGCCCGACATGCAGCCACGCATGAACGGTTCCGTTTCGTTCGCAATTGAGTTCATGCCGACTGAAGCCTGCGTGCTGAGATTGCTCAGGCCCATAAGGTGAAACTCGTCAATGTTAATCGAGTCCCAGTCCACTTCTGCAAGTTCGGGGTTAACAAGGAACTGGTCGTAACATTCCTCTTCAGGCATCTCCTTCAACCAAGCGTTCTGAGTCTTTTCGCTCATCTTCGCTAGCCGCTCTTTGATCTCCGGTTTCAGTTCCCTCTTCATCCGGCCCATATGTGGGTTCAGCACCAACCAGAAGGCCAGGCCGTCTTCGGCGTACTCGGCTGCTTCTTTGATAGCACGCTTGCGCATCGCCGGGGTATCGCCGGTGAAGATCGTAGGTGCCTCTAGCCCGGCCGTCTCGTATAGCTGTTCAAGTTCAAACTGCCACACGACCTCTAGAGAGGTTACGGGTGCGAATACAAGATGCTGACCCCACGTGAGATCGGCCTCCATGACCGCGCCGATGTACTCGCCGGTCTTCCCGTAGCCGGGCTGATTCGCATTGATGAACCTGCCCTGTGCCATGAAGGCTACGTCGGCCCTCCAAGTGGCTCGCGGCTCCCAGAGGCGTCCGTCCGGCCGCATCGCTCCTTCAATCAGGGGAGCAGGGACGTTCTTCAACTCGGCGTCCTCCGCCATCGAGAGGTCCGCGAGCGATCGCTCCCGCTCGACCTCATCATGTCCCCAGTTGTTGAGCTTATCGCCGATCTTAAGTTCCTCGCCGAAGACCTCGCGCAGTCTGCGACAAGTAGGCAAGTCCAGCGCCACTCTCCAAATCTTCGGGCCGTTGCGTTTTTTGGAAACGAACCTCCATGAGGTGATTTCCTTAACCGCTTCGACTCGTTGAGGAGAGTAGGGGAAGTCAATGTCTATGTAGTTGCCTCCCCTGCTGATCTCTGCCTTAACTGGTTTGTCCAGATCCATTAGACAATTCTTTCTGCCAACTCAGTATGCAGCTCAGTTAGAAGTTTGACTGAGACAGTATCAGGGCTATTACTTATCAATCCTGCTTTGAGCGCCTCTTCTCTTGCGAATATCAAAGCAGTAGATATGACTCCGACCTCTTGATCGGAAAAGTCAGACCATCTATTTTTGTTCAGATCCATTCGTAGCTCCGTGTAGTGGATTTCTCGGCGGTGGCCCCCGGCGCGGGGTCGGAGGCCGCACCGGGGGCGAATACTTCTGCCGTCCCGCGCAGTCTATACGAGCCGGTCGGACGCTACCGCGCGACCTTTCCTCGGTTCAGTCCCTCAGCGGTTATCTCCTCTTCAGGTTTGGCGCTGGTACGGAAGCAGTAAGGGCAAGACCTACCAATGCTCTCCTTGCTCTCCTTGAACTGCTTCCTCTTTACTTTGAATTCTCCTTTGCAATCGGATTTGGGGCATCGTAAGACGCCCCACTCGCCTTCGAGGTCTATAACTTCGTAGTGTTTCATGTTCTTGACGTACTCCGCATAGGCGTCACTCTGGACGCGATAGGGTTCAGTTGAATCTCGCGGCATCCTTTTTGTCTTTCGTCTTGCAGTCTTGACATTCGCAGTTAGAGATCTGATAGATATAGGCGGTGAACTCCCTCTTCAAATCCTCTACAGACTCTCTAACCGCCTGTATGTTCGGCAGAAAGGTTTCACGAATCAGTTGTTGATGCTGAGGTCGCCCGAAACAACTTGGGTTATCGCAGTCATCGCACTGATGCTCGCTCATTTCTAGAAATTTGACGCCCTCGCGGAGCATAAGGAGTCCCAGAAAATACGGGGGAGCGTGTCCCGACCGTAGAAACATGTTCATGAACTCTTCCGCGTCGTCGGGCATCATGGCGAGTCGCTCGACAAAGTCTTCGCTTTCTGCGTAGGTCATGCCGCGCTGCCCCCCCCCATACAAACTCATAGTAGCTCCTTCTGGTCGCAGCCGGTCGAGGTCATCTGTGCATGAGCGCCAGGGACCTCCATCCAGCTTTCTTGTACGTAAGGATCGGCTTCCTCGGCCTGGGTCGAATCCTGGTCCTGGTAATACAAGACGCACCAGTGACCGTGCCCGGAGCTATTAATGATCGTTCCGTAGCGACTGGTACCACTGCGCGGGTAGTTAACTACAACATCGTCTCCCTCTTGCCAGTTCCGACACATCTTGGTAGCTCCTTTTTCGTAGTGGACTGCCTGCGTAGCATATCGGCTCGGGAAGCGGAAAGCAACCCATACCCCTTCCTGCTCGTAACGGCCCACTCCTAGTACCCCTACCCTGGGTACCCCTCCTACGGAGGGGGTACACCCACGATACGTAGGTACCCCCTCCGCAAGCATGGGCATTTCAACTAGGTAAGTCTTCCCTGACCAGCATTGATCGGAGAAGGCACCGGCGCGTTTTGCTTGCGCCAGACGAAATATCCGGCCACCCCGGCGTATACGAACGAACCTATCTTGACGCCGAGATCACTAGGTATTTGTGCAAAGAAGTTCGCCACGGCGATACCGCCGGTTACTAACTGCATGATCGCCTTGTCGATGGCGTCTTCCGTGGCGTTCTTTACTCCAATCACTGCGATAACCCCTGCTCCTAGCGGGATAAGTGCAATGACTTTTGATTGGAAGTCGGCCGTGATCGTGAATCCGAAGATGTCTCCCCCCCAAAAGAGGGCGACGGCTGCGAACGCAAAGACCAACAGGCTGACTACTCCCTTGCTGTACTTTTCCAACATGTGACCTTCTTTCTACAGGCCTTGAAAGTGCCTGTGGATCGGGAATTCGGCGAGCCGCGAAGCGGGCATGTTGACCCAGGCCGGACCATTGCCGAACGTCGGGTTGTCCGAACCGCCGCACTCGGCGTGTCGGTGTTTCGTACCCGGTCCGTGCGAGACCTCTACGATCACGTGGGCCTCATGCGGGTCGGGCGGGTTCTTGATCATGAGGGTGAAGTAGCGGCCTTTACCAGGCTTGCCCTCGTTTGCCAAGCTGTAAGTGCTGCCGAGCCAGCTATCGAGATCGACTCCTAACACGTCGCACAAGCGTGATGCGAACCAAGAACAGTCGCCAGGTCCGTTTTTGCAGGGGCGCACACCACAATTTCGACCGCCGCCGAACGTGTAGGTGAGATCGAGTGCCATCAGGCGGCTGATCTCATGCTCTACCCTCCTGATACGACCCTTAGTCTCGCCGTCACGGAAATGTTTGTCATGATCGACCTTGCCATGATGCTCGGGTTGAAACTTAAACCCGTCCGGCAAGGCAAGCTCAGGCACAGCTAGCTCTCTACTGATTTCAACCAGACCAGCATCGGTGACAGAGAGGTCGCTAGCTTCTCTATCAAGATTGTTTGCAAATTCTTCTGGATGCATCATTTCTCCTTATCGATTTTGTAGCAGGAAGTAGGCAAGTGTTCGCCTTCCTTCTTCACTTCCTGCCGCGTCTGGGGCAAGGATACCTGACGGATATAGAGGTTCAGCGAGGTCAGTTCGCGCCCGGCATCCGTGTGGAGATAGATCACGGTATTTGCGAGACGTTTCACGCGTTCTTTCCGAAGCGATATGAATATTGAACAAAACTGCTTCTGGCGAGCTTCAGACTCGTTCAGGCGTTCTTCCTTACTTTGTTCGTTTGCCTTATCGCTCTTGATTTTGAAGTAAACTCCTACCCCGGCTGCTCCAGTCGAAAACGATAGCGCAACAATCAATGCAATGACGGCCCATTTCATCTTGGCTGAGCCTTTCATTTTGCTAGCACCGCCAGAAGAACGCCCGCTAGCAAAAGAGTTGAAGAGATCAGGAATGCAGCGGCCGTCCACATGCCTCGACGGATCCAAGTCATGACATCCTTCATCTCCTTTATATCGCCTTCGATATTTTCAATAGTCTTTTTGCGTTCTCCGTTTTCGACCCTTATATCGCCGAGTTCATCTCTGATCGCAGCCCTGGCCCTATCCGCACCGTTTAACCGGCGCTCATGCTCCCCTAGCCGGGTCGCGACCCCGTTCGATGCCTCCACTATGAGACCCCCAATGGATTGAGCACGCCTTGTAGCCTTTCTAGTAGCTGTTCCAGACCAGTCGGGGGAGCATCAAAGTCTATCTCCGCCGATCTGCTGTCATGATCGTAGAGCCGGTGTACGATCTTTCGGTAAGAGTTATCGTGCGCGTCTACAAAGCTTACGTAGTCTCCTGATTTCATCTGCGAAACCGGACGCAGCACGGAGTTTGAGTCGAGGGCGAAGCCGCTAATTTTTGCGGAGCCAGAACGCGGGAGCAGGTTTGCTTCTTCAAGGAACCGCACCCCGACTTCGATTGCCTGTGCAGGGTTTGAAACTCCCTGGAGTTCGAGGAGATCGCGACGCTTCCTTTTAGCAAGTACAGCCGGGTGTTCCGGATCGCTTACTTTGAGGAGTCCGCTTTCTACGTCCGAGCCCGATCCGGGCGGGCCGACCGTGATCGTCCTGCCGCTTACGTCTTGAAAGGAAACGACTATTGATTCCCAGAGGCGTTCTCCGTCTAGCCCGTCTTCTTCAAGTTCAGAGTCTCCAATATTGATTCTCCACTGCCTGCCGTAGCTTCCCGGCTTGCGGTACTGAAACTCCATATCGTCAAAGACGAACCAATCATACAGAGAGTATTTGCAGTAGTCTCGAATGTGTTCCGCTAGAGTTCCCGCAGCTTCGTACCAAGCTTGTTCAATTACATACCCGTCGTCTTCTATGTTCTCGGGTTTGACTACCAGTCCAGAAGCGAACAAGGGGATTGCGTATTCATGGATCTGCTTTGCAGTGAACCCTATGTTGGGCCAAGTACCTTTCTCGGCTAGTCCGTGTCGCCCTATGACTTTAGGATTGAGGAACCCATCGATGTTTACGAAGGTTCCTCCCAAAGCAGCTTCCCGCAATACTAGGAGCGCGAGGTACTTGTAGCCTGCCGGAGTAACGTTCAGAGTCTGATTCGTAGCGCTCTGACGTTGATGATTAGTCCCTAGCCAGAATTCGCCGTCATCGGTCTGCGATGCACGTGGCTCATCAATCCAGTCGAAGTCAGGTTCGCCATAAGGGCTAAGCTGTTTGTAGTCGTATCTTAGCTTTGCTACGTCGATGCCCCCTCCGTACCACCAGGCTTCTCCTAAGAATTGTCCGGCTTCGGTATTCCCTCCCGAACTATCTACTTGGAAGATTACTCCTGGTCCCCATTCGTTCGAGGCATCATTGAACCCAAGAATCATATCGATGATCAGGTGGTAATTCGCTAGAGCGAGCGACCTACGGCGCAACGTTGAAGGCGCGCCCCACTTGCTTAGATCGCCGTCGATGATCCCGAATTTGACTGACTTATCGTCTTCTAGGAGTCTTTGGTCGCCGACCATTTCGGGGCGCATCGATAGATGGTCGCCGCTTGCCTGCGGACTCTTGTCGAGACTTCCCTCGAATACTTTCTCAACCCCTGGCAAGTAGGCTTTAACCCTGCCGTACGTCCCGGTATCAGGCCAGTTGATCTGAGGATTGCGTGCGAGCGTACCCTTGAGTTGCTTATAGCCGCCCGGCATCTCGTCCTCGATAGTGATGCCTGACATGACGTTCTCTGGCCGTATCTCGTCGTCTGCCCAGCGTGCCGACCCGCCCCCAGGGGCATCGATCCGTATGGCCAGCTTATCCGGGACGACGTGACGACGAATCGGAACTCTAGATTCTACAAAGGTCCCGTCGTATATGCCGGTTTGCCTTTCGATAGACGCATACCCCGCCTTATGCCTACCTACTAGATCTACGACTCCGTACCAGGTATTGGTTCCGAAGTCGTGATAACCGAAGTACGCAACCTCCGCTACATACCTTTGTCCCCTTGCCCATTCAAAGAATTCAGTTATATTAGTTGCTTGCTCTGCCTCGGTCCACTGCAAGCTATCGCCAGTCGGTTCTTCTCCAATAGCCGTAGGCCATCCAACCTCGGTTACGTAGACTGGAAGCGATTCTCCGGTAAGCAACCGTGCTTCTTCAACCTTGTCCCTATGTCCCCTGGCAGAAGCTTCTTTTTCTTCTGAATCGTGTCCTCCATAGGGGTGAACAACAACTCCATCGAGGTATGCGGCAGCAGAAGGCTCCCACCACTTTTCTCCAAAGTCAATCCCGCTGCCTTCTACAGAAGCGATTATCTTTGGGGATTCGCTGCCGTACCTTGCGTGGAAGGCTTCATAAGTTTTTTTGATTATGACCCGATAGGCGAGAGCATTTTTCGCGCTATTCGCCCCTTCCCCCCAGAACCAAGGTCCGTGAGGCTCATTAAGAACCTCTACAATCGGTGCCTGTTCCGGGGTTAGATTCGCTTCGTAGTAGGCCAGAGCGTTCGCGACCCATTCGTCGGGGTCAAGCGCCGACACTCCTTCTTCATTGTAAGGGCCGGAGAACAGACAAGTGATTTTTAATCCGGCTGCCAGAAGTTTTTCTAGGAACCCTACGCTGCTGTCTTCCGTGTCGAACCTCGCATTGTGTACGGCAGCAGCGATGTCTTCTACGGTTTTGCCTCCCCAGTTCTGCGCTTGTAGAGAGACAATCATTTTATCCGCTTTTTTCTCTACAATTGGCGGTTCAGGGTTAAGACTGAAAGCTATGAAGTTGGTACCCCTAAACGATCCGGCTCCCTGAAGAATGAGATCCGCAGTCGTCCCGTAGATTTCAAGGGGTTCAGTCAACGTTCCTTGCGTGAAGACCGTCGGACTACCTACCCCGGTTTGTCTCCAAGCTCGAATACCCTCGAACCCTTTCTCAAAGGTCAGATAGAACTTATCCCCTTTGACAACAGGCAAAAATCCTGACCCCATCGCCGGTTCAATTTCCCCTTCTGGGCTCTCCTCGTACAAGGCGTAGAAGTAGAATTCGGGACTGTTGTAAGCTATCTTCAGAACGACCGAGTTTCCAACCTTGTTATCCCCAAGTACAATGCGCACCTCTTGCCCTGCACTCAAAGGCTCAGCAAACGTCAGACCCGTCGCAGCCGAAGCGGGGAAACCATATCTCCACCAGCGCGCCGTTGAGAAGATTTCCCCTGGTAGGTGAGTCCACCCAGTAGGGGTTCCTTCGCCGGGGTCCGCAAAAGTGCCATGCCAGTCTTTTCCAAATATGGGCTCGGCAGGTTTGCGGATAAGAGGATCAAGTGGTTCAGCAGCTTTGAGTTCGGCTGCCGTAATTTTGCCTTCGCTCGGAAGGACTGCGAGTCCAGATACAGCCTCTTCCGTTTTGGTGCTCTCTGAAACCGTCTTTTCCGGCTGCTTGGTTACACTCTCGGCTGCGGTGACCGACTCGGCTATCGTCTTTTCGGCTTCCTTGCCGATTGACTCAGAAACGGTTACGACCTCTGAAGGATTCTTCTGCGGCTCCTTTACAACCGACTCAGCAACCGTTACGCCCTCAGAAGGTTCCTTGCCCGGCTCCTTAGATACTGACTCAGTAACCGTTACGGCCTCGGACCGTTCCTTAGTTGCATCCTTGGCAATTGACTCCGTAATGGTTACTACCTCAGAAGGATTCTTTCCCGGTTCTTTTGAAACAGACTCTGAGATCGTGACGCTCTCGTTAACTTCAAGAGTGTAGTTTTTGCCTTCGGGTTGCGCAGGTTGAACTGAGAACCCTATCGTAAGCGTCACCGCCGAGCCTGAGGAGGATTCGTATTTTGGAAGTTCTCCTGGTCCGAATCCTTCTGCCTTGTAAACAGCCTCTGGACCGTCTGCTTGGTCCGCGAACTCCGTGTATCCTGCCCCTTGCGTATAGGTGAAACCTTCGTTGTTGAAGACGATTGCGAAGGCTCGATTTTCCGCCGTGGGTACAGTGTACGCCGGTACGGGAGCTTTGGTAGAGGCCGGAGTGTTTTCCTGAATCGTTTCGCTGCTGACGGCACTGACTGGTTTAATTTTGTCAGCCAGTTCTACAGCGAAGATATGAGCGACGCTTTCGACTTTTGAACCGCCCCAAGTGAACGTGTATTCAGTAGTCGTACCGTTCCAATTAGGTAAAACAAATACTGCTACCGTCCAATTTTCGATCCCTGCTATTTTCTGTTTGGCAACTTCAGTCCAACCCGCAGGAGCCGCAATCGTTCCTTTCAATGCAACCTTAATCGGAACGAACAACGCATCTCCGGCTTTTGAACCGGCTGGTACCGTCACCGTACGACTGGTGGCGCTGACCCCAGTGTATTTATTTACTGCGTGCTCAACAGGGACGGCCATGATCTAGCTCTGGGTGTATTTCCAGGTGATTTTGAGAGTGTCTTCTGCTGCCTTATTTATGACTTCAAATACAATCCTTGAAAACAGAGTACCTTCGCTTGAAGCATTAAGTAGACCGGCCTCTTTGAGTGCTCCGGTTCCGTCTCCTGCTGCCCATTCCCCTACCATCGTTACTGCCGCCCCGGATCGGGTCTTGGTGGAGAAAGCATTTCGGTCTAGCTCTTCTTTCAGTTTGGTGTCGCCGACTTTGGCTTCTTCCGAGCTTTTCCCGATTGCCATATGGGTAGGGACTCCAACGCTCGGCGATGCCAACAGCCGATCGATGATGCCTTCCTTGCCCAGAGTAGTAACAATGTTGTCGATCTCTCTGTGCTCTTTTACCTCGCCGTCCGGGCCGTAGAGATCGATAACGACCGTTCCCTTCAAACTGAATTTCTCGTCAACCATGTTAATCCTTTCTAAGCAGCCTCGGACAAGAAGTGATATCCGGGGAAATAGATGACAGTGTCTTTTATTTTGTTAGTGCCTGAATCCGGCTTGGATTCAAAGTCTCCCTGAGAAGGGACGATGATACAGCGTGCGGCGCGGCCCTCTAACCTCGATGGGGGTGCATATGGAGCGAACCCGTCCGGTATCAGACGCCCCCATACTTCATCAGTAGAATGTTGTCGGAAGCATCCCTCGCTCCTGTACTCGATGCCTCTGCCTGCGAAGCACACGGAGTCTTCTTCCGTGAATCCGGATTCGCCCGGTGCAACGGTCGCCAAAGGTTTCCGGAATTTGCGGGGGTTGGTCGAACTTCCTCCGGTTGCAGTCATGGCGTCGTACATCCCTACTTTGCCTTCTGCAAGCGAGCCTCCGGTTTTGAAGTCTGCGTCTTCAAGTACGAGTTTGGCATAGAGGGTGCCCGTTTCGTGACCGGCTTTAGCTTCTGCGGTTATTGACCCGCCTGCCGTCACGGTCAAGAAGAGACCTCCGCCTGCCGCAAGCTGTTGGACTAGTTCGCTTTCTTTCAATACGGTAACCACCCCCGCTACGCATTTCTCAACGCGCAATTTGCAAGCTTCTAGGATGATAGGACCGGGCATTACAATAACGCCCTTAATGAAGCTCAACATACCCCAGTTAGATTTATCTTTGTATCTAAATAGGTATCCGGATTTCTGCGCATTGGAGATGAAGTTCAGCCCGGTAATTTCTCCCTCTAGCTTCTGATAAGCTTTTTTGGTCCCGCTGGCGACTAGGAACCGCCCGTTGTTCAGAGAGGAATCGCCTTTCGCCGTACGCTTCGCTTCTCCGGTAGTCGGATCGACTACAAAGTCATCGGCATCGCCTTCTCCTTCGTACGTGCCCCCGACAGGTGCGATCTTGCCGGTTAGATTCCCTGCTTCTTGATTGAAGTAGTCTTCCCACAGGACCGTGCCGCCGGTTGAAAGTTCTTCAGGCTTCTGCACGATCTCAAACTGCTCAGTCGGGAACGGGTAGAATTTGTCGATTTCGATTTCTTCCCCTCCCGGTCCGGTCGTCATTGCGAGCAGTCGAAACTCCCAACGGTCTTCCCCCAGCGCAGCCTCTTCGATGCGGCATTCACCGAAGTCAATGTAGGAGAACCCTCCGCTGACTAGCGTTGCCTTCCCCTTGTTTGAGCTCCATGCCACAGACCCTAGAGAGCGGTATTCAAGTTTGAGTCTAATGTTGCCATACTGATCGTTCGGGTCCCATAGCCTTACGAACATACGGCGATTGCCTTTGTGGTTCATGTGTTTGCCGCTCGCAGCGATCTTCGAGCTAATCAAAGCTGCCCAAGTCTGAGAGAGCGAACCTGATTTAACTACGTTGAGAGCTTCGCCCCCTGATGCTCCTGCCTTAGTTGCTTTTTTGGCGTGACCGAGCAGCGTGAGATCCTCGGCCTCGTACGTAAGTTCGGCCGTCGTGCCTTCTCGATAGTCCCTGGACTCCATCGCGACGATTGCTGAATCCCAATCGTTATCTTCGTTTTCGTTTTTGATGGAATGCCGGATAAGTCCGGGTGCGGTCCCGAGAATTTTTGCCATTTTGAAGATAAGCTCCCTACCTTCTTCTTCGAATGGTCCGAGTTCGATAGGCGTCGTCCGGTAACAGTAGGGACCAGTAGTCAACGTCATGGTGATTTCGTCGGCTATCTGCCGGTGTGCCATCATCCATCCTTGAATACCTGCCAACGCAATTTTGCGTACAGGGTAGGCGACTTGCGCCGCATATCGCCCTCTGATGTCGGCTTTGCGTTTGACCCAGCCTTCCTCTTCTTGTATCAGGGCGATCTTCGACTCTAGCCTCTGTACAACTTCAGAGAGAGGCATGGAGTGATCCTCCTCCGCCTTAAGTTTGATAACCATCGTCCTGTTAGGCGGGTGAGCATCGGCCGGAACTTCGCCATGTGCTTGTCGGATTAGGAAAAGCTCCACATCAGACTCTCCCCAATCGGCGCTCATGATGCGGAGTCCTAATTCATCCAACCCGACTTCGACTCTGCCAGGAGAGAACTCAATTGGATCTAGAAACGCAGTTTCAGTACTTTTTTCGGTCACCACTTGCCTCCTGGGCTTTTACGTCCTGAGCCCTGCTCCTTCGTAACTTTTTTGACTTCGGTTTTGAATTGCTTTCCGTATGCCTCGGCCTCGACCGAACCATCGGGGTACAAGTGCAGGTGATCTATCTTGAAGCCGCCGCCGCCTGGCGCCATCCTTGCGATGGCATCCTTGGCGTCATGCTCGGGCACGACTCGCGAGCCAGTCGGCATAACGGCTACCTCCTTGCCTCTCTCGCCCACCGTAGCGGCTACGAGACCGCCCGTTGCGTACGCGCCGACGTGCGGCACAGAAACGAGGGAGCCGACACTAGGGAATTCAGATAGGACTTTGAACTGAGCCTGGCTCACGGCGTAGCGCTGCTTCCATTCCAGAGCGATTTCTTTTTCAATTTCTGAAAGTTCGGAACTGCTTTCGTCTGCGCTGCTCACCGGCTTCTTAGCTAGTTCTTCTTGTATTTCTTGAAGACGATTCTGGACCATGAAGATTTCTCCTCCAACACTGCCCAGTTCGGGAGGATTCGGGATGTCTCCCGTAGTCCCGCCTTTTCCTTGGACCTGTTCGAGTCCGTAGAAGGCCAGACCAGTCCCTTCAAATTCGCCGCCCTGCCCGTACAGGTCGCTTGCGGTCGAGTAGAGGCTGGTGCGGCGCTCGCCAAGTTGCCCTGCCAGAGTCTTAGAAGCCGCTTCGATCCGTTGCTTGTCGTGAACGTCGTCTTCGATCTTCCTGATTTTTTCGTTATCCGATTTGATAGCCTTGTTAGCTTCGTCCTTATCGCTTCCAATGGCTTCGTTCTTAGATTTGATTTCGTCTCGGATACGATTAATCAGTTTCGAGTCGGGAGTTTTAGCCCCCTGAGCCTTGTTCAGATCGTTTTCGAGGGAGTTCTTTTCTTTTTCAAGCTTCTTGACGTTATCATTATGAACTTTTTCGAGGTCCTGAATTTTCTTTTTCAATTCGCGTTTCTTCTCTTCGTCCTCGCGAATTGCCTTCTGAGCCTCGCGCAGTCTTTTCTGCGTGTGCTTCAAGAGTTTCATAATGTGAGGGAGAGTCTTCGTCAGGACTACTTCGTGAGAGCCGACGATCTGTTTCCTCAAGTTGATGAGGGCGGTAAGCTCCTGCCCTAGCCAGTCTCCCTCTTTGCCGCCCTTGAAGATACCCTGGGTGATGTTGCCGTCTTCGTCGGATTTCGTTAGAGCGGAAGCGTTGGAAGCATATTCGCTGAACTTTTCCGCCTCGTTCGTCATGTGTCCAAGACTGTTCATCTGGCTATGGGGCAAATCTATTTTGGAAACCCGACGACCGATCTTCTTCAGATGAGAGTTGAATTTAGGAAGGTGTTTCCCTTCCCCGATTCCCTCCAGGGTCGATTTGATCGATTTTTCGATTGAAGCAGGTTTGCCCTCTTTGCCCGGCGAGCCGCCTGATTTCATCATCGCTTCGACGGGACCGCCCTGCTGATAGTAGTTATTGGCCTGGTGGAAGTCCCAGGCGGCGGAAGGCGTGCCGTACCGATCTTTGATGTACCCCATCATCCATTCCAACTGAAGCTGCGCAGACTTTGGTCCTGCGTAAGGCCAAGCGCCGGGCGGGTACTTCGACGGCGGCAGTGCCTGAGCTAGACCGGCTGCGCCGCTGCTGGGGTTGAGAGCTTGCGGATTCCACCCGGCCTCGCTCATCTCTAGAGCGTCAAAGGAGTTCCACTCTCCTCCTCCCCAAATTTGGCTTACCATCTGCTTGGCCATCTGTTCTACCGGACCGACAGCAACGCTCATCCCTGCGACTCCGTGCGACCCGCTTTTGTTGATATATTCCTGCGCGGCGTGCTGCACCTGGTTCAGAGCGTCCTGACCTATTTTGAGAAGCTTGCCCTGCGGACCGTCCAGTTTCATTTTGGCTAGCTGAGGATTGCCTCCTAGACCGAACGCGCCTTTGGCGCCGACGATAGCGTTCAACAGTTCGATATGCCAATCCTCGGAAGGCACCGTGAACCCCATTCCGAACTTGCTAGCCATTCCGCCAAAGGTCGAACGTCCGGGCGCGATGTCTGCCGCGCCGCCTCGAACGTGCGGAGCGTTTGGTGAAGGCGGCGCAGCCAGGTTCCCAGTCCCGTTCTGGTAGGCTTGATACAGACCTGCCTGTTCTGCTATCGACCTCCAACCGGATAACACGTCGATGTGCATCCCGGTCCCGGTTGCCATCTTGGACAGAGCATATCCCAGTTGGACTGCGAAGTCGGTATCTCCAGACAACCCACGGTAGTCTCGATGGGTGCCCATGCCACTTAGTACCGGCCCACCGCTTTCGAGTCCGCGCGGAGCCTTGCCGAAGTTCAGATCATTAAGCTTGTGAACGCCGACCTTAGCGACTGCTTCTCTGTTGACAACGTACTCGCCCTTCTCTAGGAGAGCATGAACAGAGTCTCCCTCAGGAGCGCCGACGTTGATCATGCCGCCGCGTGCCTTCTTAGCTTCCTTGTGCTTTTCAGACTGAGCGGAGAATGAGAGCGGCTTAGCTCCCATCGCTTTAAGCATTTTGTTCATTTCCCCGCCGACCGAACCCATCGCCGTGTTCGTAGTCGCTTCCCAGTTTTTGAAGGACTGAGCGGAGTTGCGCGAGGCTTCATGCGACTGTTTCTGGAAGGGGAGCAGGAAGCCATGTTTGAAGTTATTCATCGTGTGTTGGAATTCGATTTCGTGCATTTTGATCGGGTTCATTTCGATGGTCCGGCGTAGACCTTCGTAGTGTTTCCCGAATCGAGCCTGAGCAATGTTCATATTGGCCAGACCCTTCGCGAACTTAGAACCGACGAATTTTTCCGCTTCTTCAACGGACTTCAGTTCGCGCTTCTTCGCCTGGCCGTATCGCTTTTCGACTTGTTCGAGAGTCTGTATGTGCTTTTCCGTCTGTTCGCTTAGTTGATGACGGAAGGCTCCGTGTTCCTTTTCCTTCGTAAGTACGTTGAGCAGGCGATTTTCATAATCTTTGAGATTCCTGATTTCGATCTTGCTCGCGGCGACCGCTTCGACTGCTTTGTGTTTCGCAGCAAGGAGAGCGAATCCATGTTTCCTTTCGAGGCGACCCTGTTCTTCAGTCTTGGCGATGACTTTCGACTTAGCTTTCCAAACATCTAGTTCCGCCTTGACAACCTTATGCGAGTTCGGTCCTGCGTTTTGCCTTGCCTGCTTAAGAGCGTGTTCCGCTTTGACCAGGCCTCTGTTCGCCTTAATATCTTTGTCTTTCATACCGGCGAGGCGCTTTTCCGCTGCCGATACCTTGGCGAAGTCTCCGCGCTCTTCAGAGTGAGTGGCTTTGACGTGTCGGTGGCTGGCACTCATCCGGGACTGGAATTTGGTCGGAGCTTTCGCAGTCCCGAACAGATGTGCGTCCCGGATAACATCTGCTCCTACCGATCCGATGCCTGCTCCTACAATCGCCCCAAGAGGACCGCCGATCATGAAGCCTGCGAGACCGCCCGCAAGCGCTCCACCTAGCTCCTGTCCTGCATTTTTGAAGTCGTGTCCGGCGACGGACGTGATAATGTTGCCCAGCCCTATGGCGCCGATTGCTAGGGGTAGAGCTAGGGCCATTCCGCCCGCGAACGCCGGTCCTGCCGCCGCTCCTGCCTCCTCTGCCGCGACCGTAGCCTCAGACGCCATAGACGCCCTGCTGCCTGCCGCAAACAGCGACATCTGTCCGCCCTCCTCGGCGTACGGGAGCATCTGGCCCATCGACTGTTGCCCCTGTTTCCAACCTATCGGGGTACCCATGACCATCGCAGCCTGTGCTATCTTCTGTGCCGCTGCTACCTCCTCAATAGCTGCGGTCTGGGCTGCTGCACTAGCCTCGGCTGCGACAGCGGTCTCCTCGTAACTCACGGCCGCTGCCTCGTTGGCTAGTATTACCTCCTCAGTGGCTACCGTAGTTTTGGCGAACCAGCTGATGAGCATCCCGAAAGACTTAACAAAGAACCCGATGATCCGGATCAGAAATGCAATCGCAATCGTCAAAGCCAAGATTTTCATGATGCTGCTTTGCGCGGCGGGAGAGAGCGAATGGAACCAATGCGCGAGGTGCTGGACTTCGTGAGCTATCCAGGTAATGCCTTCGGCCAGGGGCGGGATAATGTCGCTGCCGAGTTCGGTCATAACCGTCTCGACTTGGACCAGAGACTCTTTGAGGCGGTTTACCGGAGCGGCTTTCGCCTCGTTGATTTTCTTAGGCGTTTCCCCTGCCAGCTGGTTGATGCGTCCATAGGTCTCGCGCACACTGTCGAGGTTCTGGAGAAGGGTGATCGCCCCGCGAGAGGTTCGACCGCCTCCAAAGATTTCCTCGATGTCCTGAATCTGGTTGACGCTTTTATGCCCGTCTACGTTATCAAGATGTTTTTTCAGCAGGACCAGAGCAGCAAGCAACCCCTCTTTCGGGTGTGCTTCCATCGCTTTGATCAGCGACATATTAGTCAGGCCGATTTTCTTGAAGGCGTCTTCGGCCTTTTCCGTATGCGGGATCAACATCTGGAAGGTCATCGCGAGTCGATACGCGGCCTGCTGCGCCGGGACGCCTCGCTGCGTCATAATGTCTAGAGAGACACCTACGTCGCGTAGACTCAGCCCCATCGCCTTCGCAGCGGGCAGGATGCCGGTTGACATCGCACCGACCATTTCCTGCATTTTCATATCGCCTGCACCGACGATAGCGTTCAAGTTATTGATTGCCGCCCCGGAAGACTCCGTACCCCTGATCTGCGTTTTCATCGCCGATACAAGGGCGTACGTCGATTCCGCTAGGTCGCTTTGACCGACCATTGCCAAGTCGGCAGATTTCTTAAGCATCGTCGTTGCTTTGACGCCTTTGTACCCGTCAGAGGCAATGTGGTACATCGCTTCGCCGAGTTCTGCTGGACCCTGCACATACTTACCGGAAGAACCCATCTCCAGTATCTCGCGCTTGTATAGTGCTAAGTCTCTTCGATTGGTGTCAGTGTGCGTCTGTACCATGAGCATGGCTTTCTCGTACTTTTGTGCAAAGTACACAGACGCTCCGGCTGCTGCAAGTAGCGGAGTTGCGACATACTTAGTAGCGGCCTTACCAAGCCTCGAAATGCCCGCACCGGCCTTCTCCATCTTCGCACCGGCGCGGGCAGCGGAGGAACCCGCCGCGTCTCCAGCGACCGCAGTTTTCCGCAGAGTGGACTGGACCGAGTTCAGTCTGGCATTGGTCGGTCCTACCCCCTCGGCGGTAACCAGGACGCTCAAGACAGCGGCGGGCTGCATTTAACTAACGCCTCCTCTGTTGTGCTGCTTCGATTTCTTCACGTTCTCGTTCGGCCTCCTCCGCCAAGACCTCATAGTAGACCCTCCAGCGTTGATAGCTGGGACCGCTGATCTCTTCAAGCATCTTTTCGACGGAGACATATCCAAGGTCTTTCGCTAGTAGGTGATCAAACCTCAGTCGGCTTCTGGGATTCCTGAAACTCTTTGCGGCTCTCCTCCAGAGCCTTCTTGTCGATGCCGCTGTGCTCGTCTATCCAGGCAATGATGCGTGCGAATCCCGCACCCGACTGATTGTGCAGATCCAGGACCTGCTCCTCAGTGAATTTAGGTTTGCGTACGCCCATCAAGAACTGCATGATCTCCATCTCAGCCCAGGCAACATCCGTGCCGCCTTCGGTGAAGGAGAAGCCGCGCTGTTTCACGCGGGCCGACTGTGCGGCAGTCAACGACCGAACTTCAACGGAGTATCCCCACTCGGGAATCTCCAGAACTTCTTCTTTGAGATCCTTTGGGGCAGCTTGGAGGATGTCCTCAACTGAGCCCACAGGCAGCTTACCCGTTTGTGCATCCTTTAGGGTCTTCCCTATGTCCGTGCCACCGGGGGAAGGAGTGAGAGCGCTATCAGACATGATTCCTTTCTTACTGCTTTGTACGGGTTATTCCGTAATCCGTTCCAGGCCGGTCTCGCTCGTGTTTTTGAACGTGACCTGCGTGGTTGAAGCCTGCCCCACCGATCCCGACAGAGGGGAGTAGGTGAACAGTTTGGTGCCCATTTTCCAGAGCGGATTCGTCGGAGCTTTCGGCCCTTTGTCCGCTTTGGATTCGATGAAGAATTCGTCTCCGGTCCGGAACAGCGGCCAGAGAACGTCATCGACCATTCCTGCGTCGTTGTCCTGAATAAACGTGACTTGCTGCGTCGCGTCTTTCAGGCCAACTCCAGTGTCTTTCCATTCCTCTTGGAAAGCAGTCAGATCGACTTCATCGGACTGTGCATCAATCGCCACCTGAGTAGACCGCTTAGACAGATCGGTCCCGTCGATGACGAGGCTTGCGTTGACAAGTATCAGCTTGCCCATTTGTTAGACCTTCCTTCCTGAGGGCGGAGCTTTGGGCGGAGGCGTTACCTGCGCTTTGGGCTTGCCCGTTTGACTATCGTCGCCATCGTCCTCAGCGTCGGTCTCGGAACCGGGCTCATCCTCAGCCTGCTCCTCTTCCGACTCCTCGGCGGGCACTTCCGATGGAAGCTCCGACTTATCGACCTCTTCAATCGATTTGCGAGCCGCCATACGTTTTAGTTGATCTGCCGAAACCTTCTCCGGGTCAACCTCGAAGACCTTGCCGGGCGGATTGCCAAGCACCGGCGCGTTACTAATGTTCTTATAGGTCTTCATGATTCTCTCCTTTCGCTAGTGATTCGGTAGTTCGCGCCGACGTGCTGGTAACGCTCGCCGTCAACGACCTCTGGATAATTGACATCTCCCATCGGACGAAGGTATTGAAGATCCCTACCTTCCATCGTCAGTTCGGCATCGGTGAGAAGTTCCTTACAACGCTCGTCGATTGCCTCCGCGATTTTCACGGGACCGACACCCTTGATCAGCCAGACCTCCCAGTCTTGCGAATTGCCCTGGAAGGCCCAAGACGGAATGCCAACAGGCTTGCCGACGATTACGTATGGAGGTTTGGCGTTCGTACGTTCGTCGCCTACGTCATACCAGAAGCCTCCCGTAGCAAGTTCTTTCAATTGTTTATCGGTTTCTAGAAGATCGAGCAGTGCGCTGCGGAGTTCGCTCATATGATCGCCCTCCCCTCGTAACCTGCCGCGAGATCGTTGACAAACTCGTCTTTCGATTCCTCGATGGCAGGAGTGAGCATCGGCGCGGCAGGCATGAAGACGGTTCCGAACTCGTTATACACCGTGTACTCCACTAGATTGTAGACGACCCCTTCCATCTCCCCTAGCATCTGATGTTGCCATTCTTCCCGCATATGCCCGGTATCGACTCGGCTGTGACTCTTCGCTCGGGTCTCAATCCGCTCACACGTACGTTTCACCGCTACTACGGCATTCGCTTGAGCACCCGCAACGATCTCAGGGATGCTGGACTTCAAGGTTGCCTTAGTAGCGATCATGGCTTAGGTATCTTGGAAAGTTGCAGTAGGCGGCTTGCTGGTGATCTCTGGGTGTCTAGCGGCTGCATGGGCGTAGGCCTGGCCTGCGTTTTCCGTGACCGCCTCGGCCAGAGCAGCGGCCAGCGCAGGTGCCTGCTCGTCGTCCTCGACATCCCCTGAGAGTGTTATCCATACCTTCCGCCTCTCGTCCAGGTCGAAGCTTGCCTCAGCGGTCAGTTTGATGCTCATAGGTGTTTCGCCTCCGCGTAGATAGTAGGTTGATCAGTTCTTGCTCCGACTGCCAACACAGCCCAGGTCTCTCCGGCTCTTTCGACTCGATCTCCTGATTTGATGTTGGCATCCTTATCCAGGTGTATCACGTGGGTGGTACCCTCGTTCACCTGATCAGCAGTCATTTTGTTTGGGAGTCGCACGCCGACGATGTCGATGCGTCCTCGGACGACTTCGACTTCTTCCCAATCTTCTTCACGGACTCCGGCGTCCACTGCGCCTTCGTTCCGCAGAATCTTGATTTCGTCGGTCAGGGCTATCCTGACGGCCTCCTCCTTGGCGTCTTCGTGGAAGATGACTTGCCCCGGACCGGGAAGGCCGCTTTTGGTAAGAGAGCGAGGGCTCATGCGGATTCCCTCCGGAATCGCTGCAAGATCAGTTGACGACGCGAGAACATATCTACATTCATCTGAACGACCTCGAATACCGCGTCATCATCTTCCTCGGCTTCTAGTCCGGTCGCTAGTTCGCGAAGCTCTTTTGATACAGCGGGACCGTCCGTAGAAAGTTCGAGAAAGGTTATGCGTTTTGAAACTTGCGATTCGTTACCGGCAATCGTTCTCAACAGGGTTGCAGCGGCGGCTCTGATGCCTTCGCGCATTCCCATGATGGCTTCGATCTCTTTGTCGGTAAATATGAACTGTTTACCATCCGATCCGCCTACGTCCGAAATGAGCAGACGGACGATACCCAGGTCAGTCTCTACATCGTAGTTTGAGTCAGCCATCGTACCCTCCGTTCTGCGCCAGGGGCGCAACCAGGGGCGAGCGAACCCGCCCCCGGCTACGACCTTGTCTGACGCGCTGAGTCACCTCAGCTGCCTTTACCGCTCGATGCCACCGTGGCTTTGGCACCGCCGGTGTTGGTGAGGCGAGCACCGCCCAGGACGTGCCTGATGCGCCATGCCCTAGAGTCATCCTCGAACGACTCCATGACCTCGCCCCCTCCTCCGCCGATCCGCCGTGCATTAGGCAGGCGTTCGTACAGGGAAGGCTCCTCGTAACCGAGCAGGTAGTCCATCTCAACTGCCGGACGACCAACGCTCGGCTCCGCGAACAGAGCCCACATCGTGTTCCCGTTTTCTTTCGTGGCGATAAACGGGATGTAAGGCTCCACGACCAGCTGAACACGGTTTTTCAGCCAGTTGTTCGCCCGCACGATCTGTTTTTCCGTCCCGCCTGCCTCTTTGAGGAAAACCTCAGAAGCGTGCAGGATGTTCTCGGCAACGATTTCGAGGGCAGGCGGCACGACGAGCGTGACCATGTCCACGACAATCGGTTCCCCGTCGAAATCGACGGCCTTGGAAAGTTCCAGAAGACCTTTCTGGAGGCCGACGACATCGAGTGCGGGATTGCCTTCGATGATGTTTGCGAATTCAGCTTTGTAGAGACTCGCGTGCGGACCTTTCGAGTCCACCCAGAGTTCTACAGCCTTCTTCTGCTCTGACCTGCGCGCTGCGCGGGCGAGACGTTCCGGCGTGCGCGAGAACGCATCCAGATCGTCGTTGATCAGAGTCTCCCAGGACAGGTCAATTCGGCGACCGAACTTGCTTACTGCGAGTTCGTCTGACTTGTCAGTCAGCGCTGCCTCGGGGTACTCCTCGCGCTCGCCCACTTCGCCCAGCGTGGACTCCGCTCCGTCAACTGCGAACTTCTTGGCTTTGCGGAAATCCCTCACCGTGCCTTTGCGGACGTACTGTTGCCACGTAGGCGTGATCTCGGCGAAGTAACCGAGCAGGGAACGGTCCAGAATATCCGCGAACAAAAGTGGAAAGTCTGAACGGGTCATCGCCTCTTCAAACTGCCAGGGGCGACGTTTCCCTTTCTCGATGTCGTGCATGAACTGGGCGGCCTCAGCCAGGTTGCGCCGGTAGCGCGGGTCAGCCGGGTCGCCAGCCCTTGAAATGCGATTGCCCGCGTCACCAAAGAGGTTCCCGACGGAAGCCTCCTCGGCACGAAGGTTCTCGACCAACTCAAGCATGTCTGCCATGTCGAATCAGTCTCCTTTCAGTAACCGATCTTGACAACAATCGTCACGGTTTTACCCGATTCAATTGCTGCAAGGGCGTAGCCGTAGCGCACGCCTTCTTCGTTGTTGACCCCGAGTTTGCCGCCTTTCATGAAGAGGATGTCTCCTGCTTCGATGGCTTTATTCCCGGCTTTGTTTTTGCCTTCGACAGGGAGACGGTATGCACCGTCAAACTGGCACGTGGCCTCTCCGTCTGACTGGCGATCCTGAAGCGCGACAGCGGGAAGGCCCGAGCCGAGAATCAGAGGGTCACCACTTTTGGTCCCTTCAGGTACGGGAACCTTGACCCTAGTTGCCTGTGCGTACTCTCGATTCTTAGCCATTGTTGGCTACCTTCCTTCTGCCGCTCGCTTAGCGGCCTCGTCGCTCATGCCCTGACGCTTGAACGCCTCGACAAGAGCCTCATCCGTGACCTCCTCGGAGCCTCCGCCGCCGCCTGGCGCCGCAGCCTCTTGAAAGAGATCACCTGAACCTCCCGCGCCTTCAACGCGGCCGGTCCCAAGCGCCTCACCCAGATACTCCAACTCCTCACGGGCGCGTGCGCGGGTCCGCTCCTGAAGCACCGACTCATCGAGTTTGTCACCCTCCATCGGGAGATCGCCGCGAGTAGCGGCCTCGATGATCCGTGCTTTCGCTTTGGTGGACAGTTTATCCTGTCCGACAGACTCCAAAACTTTAGCGGCAACTTTCATTGCCTCCGTTTTGAGGTCTTTTTCTTCGGCACGGTCGGCCCGCGCCTCTGCCTCGTCGGCGCGAGTCTCGGCTTTGGTAGCCCGATCTTCTGCCTCCTCGACTTTTTTGTTCAACGACTCTTTGAGGCTCTCGAACTCCCTACGAAGCTCCGACAGCCCGGCATCCTCTGCCATTTTGTCCTCCTCAGTTGGGCGGCCGGAGCCACCATTTTCTTGCATGTACTCTTCTTCTGGGCGTTCCAAGTCCGCGTATGGGTCCCTAGTAAACAACTGGGGAACCTCGCTTTCCAGGGTAGCCGCGAAGGCTTGCAAGCCATCTCCAATCGCGCTTGAGAGAGAAATTCTCTCCTCGCGGGTCAGATGACCTTCGCCGAATAGATTGTCGGCGGTTTCGCTGAAGCGTCGGTGAAGCAACGCCTCCAAGTAGTTGCCTGCGTTACGGGCCTCGTCTGCGATGACAATGCTCGACTCTTTAGCCGGAACATAGTTGACGTCCCTATCGACTTTCGAACCTTCCCCTTTCAGGGCTACATCGCCATCAGAGTTCCGCACAAAATCCTGTTTTAGGTAATACGCCTCTGCGTTATCTGGGTTGATCCAGAAGATCGCCCAGCTTTCGTCAATATCGTAGTCGTTGCAGTAGACATAGACATCGTCGCTGCCATACGCGGTCGTACCCGCCGAGTCGAGCGCTTCACGGACCTCAGAGTCCAAAGCCTCGCGTAGGTGCGCAGGAATCGCCAACCGTGCGCTCTCGATCAGAGGGATGACGCGCTCACGCATACTCTCCGTCATCGCACCGACGCTTCCTCCCGCACCGGGCAAAGTCACAAAGTCTACGCTCAAACCCTCGGTAAGGCGTTCGATGATCGGCCCGTTCTGACCCCCAGCTGCGCCCTCTTCGGACAAGCCGAACGCACGGATGGAAGTGCCGAGTTTTCCTCCTCCCTCGACAATACCGTTAATTACCGGCTGCCAATGCTCAAAGATGTTGGCGACCGTAACGGAGTCGATGCCCGCCATCCGGGGGGTCTCATCAAACGTTCCCACCCAGTCGCGAACCGAACGCTCAGGGCGTGCCTGATCTTCGCTCTCCGTCGGATGATCAAGGTACATGTGCGTCCCGGCCGGGAAGATTCGCGGGATGTCCCGCTCCAAGACTTGCTCAGAGTAGTACCCCGACGAACCCCACCCGGCTCGGATCACCGTTATCGCACGTTTTGATCCAGTTTGGGACGACTCGCGGAAGGCTGACGTGCCCGCCTCAGCAATCTGAATTTTGGTTACAGCGGGCATGTGGCCTCCTTAGCCCTTGACGATCTCTACCGTTACTTCGGTAGCGACCGAGATTTTGAACTCGACCTTGCCTTCTTCGTCGTTGTAAGTAGTTCGGTCGAAATTCCCGAACACTCGCGCGGCGTTTTTGGCAATTTCGACTTCTTCGGTTTTGACTTCGCGGCCGTCCACTTTGCTGAAGACGCTGACGGTCACTTTGGTAATCGCTTCTTTCGTCCGAACGATCAGCAGCGTCTTCCCGTCGTTGAGGAACGTGAAGGTGTCCGCTGCCGAAAGGCCGGTGTGCTCCGTTAGGAGTTTGCCTTTGGTACTCGGCTCATCTGGAACAAGAACCTGCGTTGCCATAATTCTCCTTACGCTGGCGCCCAACAAAGGACGCAATTAGGGTGACAGTTACCATTTTCCATTTCGGCAGCTATAATGTCGAAGACTTCTCCGTTCCTGCTTGCACAGTTCTCATCGAATTCCTCTCCATCAAACGCTATTACCTTTTCGACCGTCCTGGAAAACTTGTAAGCCTGTACGGATGCTTCCCGTCCGGCGCTCAGCGTCTCAGTGCGAGCGATCATCTGTGAGCGGTACTGTTTCCCGGCAAGCGTGAAGCGCCCACCTGGTACAAAGTGTTCGATCAGCAGCGCTGATTTCCTCGGGCTCAATCCGAGTTCGCGGCCAGCATTCACGACTTTGAGAAGGGCACGCCTGGTATCTCCCTCGATGTCAACCAAGCCGATTCGTTTACCCCCTTTCAGCAGTATGTCTTCTGCTATTTTGTCTCGCAGCGAAGGACGGATGTCGTGCCGTTCGATTGCATCCATCGTGGCCTGCGCAGTCCGTTTCCAGTGCCTTTCAAACATCGGCTGGAGTTTCGACACTTTCCAACTCTCTAGACGCGAAGCAGCGATGATTGAGTCGATCCGCGCTTCTTCCTCTCCGGTCGGCACAGCCCTAGCCTCCAGTAGAGGGCTGCCGATACGCACGCTTGCCCCGGCGACGCGCTGCCCCAGGTCCTCTAGCGCATACTGCATTTCCGGTCTCATAGAACGCTCTAGGCCAGGTTGAGTACGTCGTATCTCCTGTACGACTGCCGCACCAGGAATGATTCTGGCTTCTGCCTCGCGCACGGCGCGGGTAACCGCTCGACGTGACAACACAGCCGTCATGCAGGCTCCGGTTCTTTCTTCGGCGGTTTGTCTTCAGGATTCCCGCCCCCGAAGGACTTCGACATTTTTTCTAGGTCCTCAAGAGCGTTCTGGAGGTCGCGGCGTTCGCTCGCGTCTATCTCTGAAAGAACGTTGTCGATGTCCTCTACTTCGAGCGTTTCCATAAGCATCTTGGAAATCTGTTCGGGCGGGATCGTTCCGGCTTCGGTCTTCCCTTCAAGGGTCGCAGCGGCGATGATTGCCTTGACCATGTCCAGGGTGTCTTCCTGCAAGATCGGCGGGAAGGCTACTTTGACCTCAGCATCGATTTTTGGCTCGACGTAGGAGTTACTGCCGTCTGACTCCCAAATGACTTTGCCCGGCAGATTGCCCGCGCGGACCTTCGCATCAATCAGGTAGCGGAAGATCGCCTGATGCCAGTCGCGCTCGGTGAACTGCCTGTTGCGCATACGGAGCCAGGTAGGACGGTCGAGCGTTTTGGAAGTAGCGTAGTTGCCTACATCAACGTCGCCGGAAAGGATCGTGTCCGGAATGTCTCCGGCTGCGGCGACCATGAGGCGCGACGGCCGCGCGTCTTCGGCAGACGTGTGAGCGCCGGTCTTCGGTATCGCCTCTAGTTTTTCTCCTGGTTTCCCTAGGTAGACTCCCCCTGGAACGGTCTCGTTCTCATCCTCGAACGTATCGCTGTCTTCCAAGGTCGAGCGCAGTTTCTCTTTGCCAGCTTTGAGCTTTGAACCTTTAGTCGTAGCGTTCCAAGCGAATTTCGCGAGAGAGGCGACGAGGGTATGCCAGTTCTCCAAGAACTTGCGATAGGCGCGAGCCCAGTCCAGAGCGGCGTAGGTCTCTGGGATACCAAACTGCATGTCCTTCATGCCGCCCGTACGTTTGTGTATGATTGGCGAATCCCAGTGGACGTTCAACCTGCCGATTTTCTCGGGCTTATTCTTGGGGTGGTACAGGTAGTCTGGGTACAATCCTTCTTCCTGTACTGATTTAGTAGTGCCGCGCTCTTCATCGAAGACTTGTTCGGTCCACTGGCGTCGATAGAAGGTGATCGACCGGGCATCGCCCTTCATGTGATAGATTTCCCGAATCTGTTTCGTTGGGAAGGATCGGAGTTTGACGCTTCCTTCCATGTCAGTGAACAGAGCCATGAAGACGTTTCCTTCAACAAGCTGATCTACGTCGGTGAGAATTCGAGCCTGATGGCCATATAGCTCTCGTTTGTTGCCCTCGTCTTCTAGGTGCGGCAACAGGACCTCTTTCTGAACCCTGTCGTCCATCGCTTTGTACGTGACGCCCTGCCCGAAGGTGTAGTAGGTCGTGACGTTAACAAGACGCTTGATGAGGGGGTGAGAGAGGTACATCGCCCGGCTCAGGTCGCAGATATCATCCAGACCTGGCCGGGTAAATTCGCGTTCGACGTTGAAGGCGACTCGTTTCCATTCGCCCGCTTCGTTAGAGTCTTCAAGGCGTGCAAGGTTCTCCTGGGCTACATCAGCCATGAGGTTCGCACGCCGTAGCTCCTCGCTAAAGGAGCGCTCTTGTGAAGGCGGTCCGCCACCTCCCGTAACGGCCTCGCGAAGTGATTGGAGTCGCCCTGCCATCAGGGATCAACCCTTTTTACGAATGCTGCCGGGTGCTTACGCTTTAGTTTGTCGCAGAGGACTTCGGCGTAGCTTTCGGTCAAAACCCCTGGATGAAGGGTCTCTCCAGTTCCAGCATCCTCGACCCGCCAGCGTACGACTCTGAGGGCGGTCATCGGACAATGTCCTCGATAGCGCGGAAGTCGCTCGCCATCTGTGGGTTAAGGATCAAAGACCAAGGCATCAGGAAGTATCCGTCCATCCCCCAGCCGTTGCCCCAGCTGTTCCGGCAGAGTGCGTGGTCTGGACAAGACTTGAGATACCCGATCATGAGGACCTCGTGACCGCCCAAGACCCTCTCGTCCTTCTTCGGCATTGGCACGACGCCGTTTTCCGCAACGGCAGCCGACTCAAAAGACTCGTAAACCGTGAACCCGAAGGCGATGGGGTTCAGCACAGCCAGAGCTGCTTTCATTTCTGCAAGCCGCTTTTCCCTGTTGTCCCTAGGATTCAGGCCAGGATGGAAGTAGCCCTTGATTTTGTGCCCGGCTGCTTCCTCGTACGCGGCCTCCGGCGGAACTTCGCGGAACCGGGAAATGTCGTACGGCCAAGCCTCCTCGCGGCACACACCGGTTTTGCGCAGAGAGGCGAAGCCATCGCGCCCGTACGCTCCGGAGTCCTCTTGTACGGTGCCCTCTCGAAGCCGCTCCATGTAGTAGATGAAGAGGCGAGAAGGAACGCCAAACTCCGTGTCGTAGTGCTGCTGGCTGTGGAACTGGAAGGCGGCGGCGATTGCATTCGCGGTGCAGCTTCCAAGTTGGCCCTGATCGTAGACAGGTGGCATCGCCTCGCGCGGGTCTACTTCCGGAGGCAGAGATAGAGAAGTCTCTACAACCCTGTCAGGAACGCCTGCATCCCGGAAGTCAGGAAGCGACGGCCTCCAACCATATTTACGTGCAGTGGCGTCTGACATCATTTCTCCTTTTTGGGTGCTGGGTTCTGAGGAGTGCCCTCGTTAGGCTTCCTCGGATTTTGTACTCCTCGCAACTCTTTCTCAATCGCTTTTCTAGACGACTGAGGAAGGTGCGGGTTATCGCGAAGTTGGCTCATATTCCTTTACTCCCTTTTAATCCGCAAGTTTCCTCGCGGTTGCCATAGATGAGCAGAGCCCAAGCTGGCCACTTCATATGTCTGCTCCGATCCGCTCTGGCTCCCAGTACTCTACAATTTGATCTTCCTCTGCCTCGGCGAGGAACAGCTCAGTAATTCCCCAGACGGCAGCATCCATGTTGTCCGGGCTGTCCTCCTCGCCGGGCACCCACGTACACATCTGGTCCTCTAGCTCGGGGAAGACGCCGACGTGTTTGATGCGACTGACCCTCTTCTTACCGTCGCCATACAGGGCGGCGACCGGCTGCGCTCGGGTCTGCTTGCCGCGCGAAGCTCGGACAGATTTGAAGGGGATACGCGGGTCTACGGTAGCGATGACATGCTCGACCATCTCGCCGCCGTTGTTGACCTCGCCGACGATATAGTCGGCCTTCCACTTGACGTAGGAGCGTGCGGCGCGTAGACCCCATTCGCCCGGCTTCATGTGGCAAGTTCGATCATCAAGTATGTAACCCCAGCCGTCTACTCCGTGCCCGACCACGACGATGCCCGTATCGTCGGACTCCTCGCTGGACGTGGCGGCCGGATCGATCGCGACGACGACCGTGTGCATTTCGGGCACGTACAGTTGATCGTTCGGCAGGCGGGCAGCATCGAGCATGTATCGGGTCCAAAGCGCACCCTCGATGTCATCGAGCAGTTCACCCTTCAACTCCTGACGCCCTAGTCGCGTGCCTTCGTACTTTTCTTTCATCTGCGCGACAAATTCCGCTGGGAGATGCGGATTATCGAACAGGCTGGCCCGCGTGAAGCAGATTTTCTTCAATGCCCGGATCGTCCTGTAGGGCGTCGTGTTCCGGGGCGTAGTCGAAGCTATTTTGTGCGGGAAGCCTTCGCGGAGACCGAATGCGGCCTGATCCCAGGCGTCTTTCAGCTGCGTATTGGCAGCCATCTCCTCCCACCAGTCGATTTCCCTGTTCCCGCCTGCTCTGAGTCGATCCACATCGCGAGGCTGCGGCGTTCCTACAACCAGAGCCACAGAGCCGTTCGGCCACGTCACCTTCGATCCGCCGTTGGCGTTCGGATGCCAGGTCACGTCGGGATCGACCGAACGCAGCCCTGAGGGACCATCTATGCACGCTTCTACGGCGTCGCCAAACGTCGGAGCGATGATACGGCCGCGTGCGCCGGGGTGCTGGTGCATCCATTCGGCGTAGTAGCGAGAACAAGCCTCCGTCTTCCCCGCACCACGACCCGCCTCCAGCAGCCAGAAGTTCGATTCCCGGGTTAACAACTTCTCTGGGGGTTTCTGATGAGGCTCCAGGCCGGGCCGATCCTTCGGGTGCCACTTGGGTGGATCGATTATGTCAGCAGCGAGATGGAAGGGATCGGTGACCGCGACTTTCTCGTATGGAGAGAGGTTCGAGGGCGTCACGATTCTCTCCTACAAATGTTTTCGAGAATCTTCAGGTCTTCCTTTTTGGCACGGTGAAGGATGGCGTCAGCGACCTGGACTGGATCGATGCGGTACTCGCCGGTATCGATCTGTTTCTTCAATTTCCTCAGTTCCCTCGTCATGCCTAACTACGATCCTCGGCTGCGTTGTCGGTTAGACGTACGACCGTGGTGTCACAGTCATCGTTCGTGCAGTGTAGCTCAGGCTTGTGCAGATGCACGTCTACCGTGCCGCTGCCATCTGGAATGCTGCGGGAGACCTTGCGCCAGAGGATTAACGGGGATTCACAATTAGGACAGATAGCGGGGTCAGCTGGAAAGCTGATGCTGTCGCCCTTTCTGATCTCCCAGCACGGACCTATCTCTGATTCCTCGCGAGTCAGGATCGCGGAGCCTTCGTCATAACAAAGGGGCAAGGGGGAATCAGTGTGTGAAATGTTTGAGGGTGCCCTGTTTGTGTTTAGACCAGACCCCTTTACTATTTTGTTGACCGGCTTACTCGACATTGTCGACCTCTGGTGCGCCCGTCGATAGCCGCAACAACTCCTCGCGTACGACCGTCGCTGCTTCGGGGTGGTTGAGCACGCCGAGTCGGTCGAGGATGCCTCGCACTGCCACTGCTAGCAACTGCCCTTGCGCTTCGGCTACTTCAACCCTCCGCTGCGAGAGCCCGGCGTCTATGCACGTTTTGGCTATGCGGCGGAAGCGGTCGCGCTCCTCGTTGTACATAGCAATCCATACGTGCGGCTTGTGCTCGGGGATAGCACCTTGCCCGCCGCCAACTGGACCGTGCATACCTTCGGTCTCTAGAGCGGCGACCTGCAAGCGAAGGAAATCGACGTGCCCGGCCGAGCGGTCTAGCTCCTCTTCCAACGCCTGGAAGGGATCGATATGACGCGGTAGGCCGTACTGCTCTACGTACGCGGCCGCTCGCATCTTCTCTACGCGCTGCTGGTAGAGAGGAGTTGATCCGCCGTGCCGTTTACAACGCCCAAGACCCGGATGCTGGGTCCCCCAACCTGGGGGGCGGTGGCAGTACCCCGACCCGTCCGCTTTGCGGCCATTGCACGCCTCGCTACTCGGCTCCTTCGGTGCTAGATTGGAGCCCTTTGACTCACTACTAGTATGGGCCGGTCTAGTATGGGCGGCGGTAGGCACGACCGGGCAGTATGCCCTACCCCTCCGGACGCTACCATTAAGCCCAAGCAGATCCACATCTCTCTGCCCTCCCTACACCCGCCGGCGCTTCTCCCCTGCACCTACCCAGGCCTGCGCACCCGGCCCTTAGACGCCCGCCTAGCGCCCTGGATCGGCATCCCCTAGCGTGCCCTCCCTAACAAAGGAAAGGACGCCCCCGGAGGGACGCCCTAACCTTGATTACTGCCCCAGCAACGAGCAACCGCTAGGCAGTCTACCGATTCGGTACGCGGTGGCACTCTACGTCGAAGTGCCCCCTCTCCTCGTACGGGTTAGGAACAACGCATACCGCAGCGTCCGCACCGACCGTCCCTAGCACCAGGCGCGTGCTGCCGTCCTCTTGTGGCCGGAACAGAACGTCGCACGGCCGATCCTCCGCAGACGCCCCGTATGCCGTACTCCAGCTACGTGCAGGGAAACAAATCTGCGTAGCCGCTGCTTCCGTCCCGGTGCTCACGACCGGCGAGCTAGGCGCAGCCGAGCGGGGAGGCGAGGCCGGACTAGGATCGGGCAGGGGAACCGCATTTTGGATCGATGCCTTATCGCAGACCATCGGAGATCCGAGATGGTTCAGCGTGCGGCAGTTCTGCGAGCTGCTGCCTTCGTCGGTCCGATAGACCGGCGCACCGCTCGCAGGGACCAGAGACGCCGCGACGATCACCGCGACCGTCAGGACTATCGATAGGTACTTCCAGAATCGTTCACTCATGGTAGCTCCTTTAGTAGTTTTGTACTGCGGACTACTTATAGCAGGTTCTACAACTACCTGCAAGGGGCGGCGAGGAATCGAACCCCGCTGCAACCTCTCGCCCTAGTTCGAGTTGAGGCGAAGTTCTGAACCGTCCTCGTAGTAGTAGAGATAGTTGATAGGGTCAAACGCGGTATCGAAGTTCACCGTTACCTGCGTATACCCGTTCTCGCAATTTGGAGCGTCAAAGACGTAGACCGTAAATGCGAACAATTCTGACCGTAGACCGCTGCCCTTCTCGACGGTGCCGGGGTAGAGAACGACGCGCACGTCGTTTCCAACTTCCGCCTCCCGCGATGCCTCGAAGATCGGCGACTCAATCCGAACCTCGCCGCCGTCAACGTGCTGCTCGATTCGTTCTGCGATTACCTCGATTGCATTCATTGTAGCTCCTTTTTCGTAGTGGACTGCGAACTGCAAGAGCGCCGAGCGGTTTGACCCGCCCGACGCTTAGAAGATGCTGCGACTAGAACGCTTCCTTCTTTTTGGGAGCTTTCTTAGCGGCTTTCTTAGTCGCCTTTTTGGGCGCTTTCTTTACCGCTTTTTTGGAGCCTTTTTTGCCTTTTTTGGCTTTGCTTTTGCCTTTCGGCTTAGGGCTGCCGTCGCGGGTTGCGAGCCAATCCGACTTCTGCTTGACTCGTTTGTCCTTGCACTCCTCGCAGTAGTGCGAAGCGGTCTCGCGTCCCTTTTTGGTGCAGTCCTTAGAGACCTTGACCTTCCCGGCCTCCAGATCGTTCGTGACGACGAACTGCGATTTGAGGGGCGTCTTCGTTTCACACAACTGGCACTTGTTTTCGTTCCGCGTACGCTCCCGGCGCGAAAGGCTATTCGG